GTACATTACCTAGAACAATGTCTTGTCCTATGTCTGTTTTCTTAGCAGGGATCAAGGTCAACTCGCGTAAATTGTACTGTCCTACAAAAGTTTCTTTGATAAATGTGGCTTCTTCGTAGGTAATGTCAATGTCAATGTTAACACGAGTGTGCATGTCTCTTAACAGTAATGTTTCCGGTGCACGCAGTACATCACTTAGATTGTATACACGATATCTAGGTTGATCTGCCCACGAGTAATATTCAGGTTCTTTGCCCCACTCTAGGATCATCATGCCGCGGGCATCATCGCTGGCATCAGCATAGTTGTGTGGAAAACAGTTACCGATATAGGTAATGTTTTTGTGTGTTTGTCGTTTGTGGAAATGTCCGCTGAACACATGATCAATATGACCAAAGTCTTCACGTTTGAGTTCACCGTGATCTGGCATCTGTACCATAGCATTCATGTAGAAGTGCGGTAATTCAAAATGTCCAAATACATATTTGGCGTTTAGTTTGGGTATGCGCTTATGATCATCACCGACGAGCCAAGGAGCAATGACAACGTCACCGTCTGAAAACCAGTCATTAACAATTTGAACGTTGGGCAAGTGTCTAGCCCATTCCACACTTTGTATATCGCGTTTATCTCTATAGTAGAGATCATGATTGCCAGGGATAAAGTATACACGATCAAAAGCATCATTTAGTAACTCCAAAGCACGTAGACTATAGTTAAGGGTAAGGACATTAATAGCTGCCCTGTTGTTGTGAAAATCACCCAAGAATAAACAAGTTTCGCAGCCTTCTTCCTTGGACTTACTAATAAACCAAGTAATGAAATTTAAACAATCTTCATTATGTTGAATGCTATTACTCTGTAAATACTGCGGCTTTTTTAAATAAGTTACTCATTAAATCCTTTTGTTACATTTAACTAACGGGTCTTTTAACTTTACTATTTTGTAACCCTTAAAGTCAACCTTTTTGGCGCATACTTTTAATCCATATTGAACGTCGATACCTAATTCTCTACTTGCTTGTCCGCAAGAGTTATAAATTTTAATATTGCCTGTTGGACTTGTAATCTGAACTTGATATCCATATTTTGCGTGTTGCTCTTTTTCCTTTTCGGTAAATCCTGTTAACGCAATTCTTTGTAATCTAGTTTTGATTTTTTGTTTATACGAATTTTTTTCTGCTTCGCTCAGTCCATGATTGGCATGTTTCTTTTTTAATGTTTCTGCTCGTTTAACAATGTGAGTTTCGTCTAGATAACCAAACCCACCAACAGCATCATTATTAAGGTTGTAATACATAGGATTGTCTTTAATGTTTGGGATGGAGTCTAACCATTTCTTTTCTGTCTTTAAGACTAACTTTTTGTTATTCTTAGTAACATACTCTAATACCTTCATAGTAAAATCTTGCGGATTGTTTTTATATGCTACCATAAAATCTTTGCCAGACCCTGTATAGCAATCATCTACTGCTCCATAATGCGATCCTATATATTTCATTCCGTTGGTGGAGTTAGTCCATTCATAAACATAGCCGTAATAATCTTTTTTGTATTTCATTTCTGCCAATCCCCTATAAACTTATTTAGTCCTAGGCGACTGGCAGATATAAATTATTCGTCAGCACCCCAACCGCCACCACCCCACTCACCTTGACGAGTATAACTAGGTGTGTAGTTGTTCATTTCTAAAATATCATCGCGGATGTTTTGATTGCGCTTTTCAATATTTAGAACACGGGTAAAGCTGTTGGTAATTGCCGCTGTGTAGTAGGCAAAAGGATTTTGACTTTTGGACTCGTCAAACTGTAGGCCAATTTGACTTAACTGTAGCAAGGCTTGACTGCGCATTTCATCGTTATAAGTGTAACCACGCCAGTTACTGCGTGTTGCATAGCGTTCGCATAACTTAATAAACATGTGCGCTAGTTTAGGAGTCATCTGTCCGTGGTCTTTTGAAAACTTTCCTTTTTCAATGCTGCCTTTCCAGTGACTCAGTCCTACTAAGTAAGGAGTATTATTTTCATCTACTCGATAATGTTTAAATGGAGGGAAATTACATTTAGTATATTTTGCCGGAGCTTTGATCTGCATACTAGGATCGTCGTATTCTGTTTCAAAATCTTCGTCTTCTTCTAACTCTTCACGAAGTTTGGCGTCTGCTTTCTTTTGTTTTGCTTCATCAATGGGTATATGATCCCAGGTCATGACACGGAACACCACATCTGTTGTTGGAATGTCTTTTAGCAATGATGTGTACTCGTCAAGTTTCTTTTTGATGCCATTGAGTAAATCTTGTTCTTGTTGTTCTTTGCCTAGTCTTTCTATACGTGCTTTGCGTGCTTCCTCAATAATCTTTTTTGTAAGTTTATCTACACTTGATACAATCATGTCGTAGTCGCGGTCCTCGGCTGAGGCAAAACTACAATATGTGGACTTGCTTTTGTGAATTTCTTTAAGTATGTCTTTATTGTTGAGGTAGTTGACCTTTCTCATGGTTGGTTAAATTCCTTTAATATACTACTATTATATAGCCGATAAATATGTTATACAAGAGGCTTTTTGACAAAATGGCAAACCAAGTTGATAATACCGCAGACGGCTTTGTAGCTACAGCTACTCCAGTAGCCACAGCATCCGATCCATATACCTTGGCTCCTAATTTCAGCGGAGGATTCGCTGGTGATCAAGTAGGAGCGTCAGGTGGCGGGTACGATCCTAATAATCCGAGCTATGGTAATCAAGCTAACAGCATCGGTGGGGATGTTGCTGTGAGCCAAAACTTTACAGGTGCTCCAAGTTTTGCTGGAGGATACTACGGTGATCAAGTTGAAGCCGGCGGCGGGGGCTACGATCCAACTACTGCTGGACTTGAAGATCCTAAAAATGCACGTCTTAACACCAGCGGGTTGCTTGAAGGTGGTGCAAATTCTGACCCTGCGGCATCACCTAGCGTGGCCTTTCAGAGCGTGAATCAGTCAGGTGGCGCAACGTCAGCTAACAACGACTGGCGTGTTCGCATCAGCCTAGCAGAAAAAGCACATATATTCTACAAAGATTCTAACAACTTTAATAATGTTATGAGTCCATTGATAGACACAAACGGCGTAATATTTCCGTATACTCCAAGTATACAAGTTACTCATGCAGCAAACTACGTAACTACTCCCCTTACACACAGTAACTATCCTATGCAATTTTATAATAATAGTGAAGTGCAAGATATTACTATAACCGGTGATTTCACTGTGCAAAGTATAGATGAAGGCAAATACCTAATGGCCGCTATCTACTTTTTTAGGGCCGCAACTAAAATGTTCTTTGGAACAGGTGCAAATGTAGGAAATCCGCCACCTATAGTGTTTTTAGATGGCTACGGCGATCACTATTTCCCTCACGTGCCTTGCGTGGTATCAAGCTTTCAACACACTCTGGCGCCTGAAGTTGACTACATGGAAATTCCAATAACTACAACTTCTTTAGTGGAAGTAGACGCACAAAACGACAATTTCAACACAGGTTCAGTTCAACTAAGCGAAGAAGAAAAAAGATACGTACCTAGTTTACTCAATGGTACAACCGCAAAAGACCGAACAAAACGAACACAGTTTCAAAATATAATAACAAAAACACGTGTACCGACCAACAGTAGTATTACTGTTACTCTAAAGCCGGTGTATAGTCGTAGAAATTTACATCAACGATTTGATCTAAATAAATTTGCAGCAGGCAAATTACTACAAGATGGGCAAAGTGGCCTAGGAGGATTTATTTAATGTCAACTACAGTAAAATATAGCAAGTCTAGTCCGTACGCAGATACTCCATCTTATAGTTTCTTTTTAGATGTAGCTAACATTCCTGAGATTCCTTACTACCCAAGCGATGTTCGTTATGAGATTGATGCAGTGTATAGAAACCGTCCAGATTTACTAGCCTATGACCTGTACAACGACCCAGCACTTTGGTGGGTATTTTCAGCTAGAAATCCAAACATACTACAAGACCCTGTATTTGATTTTATACCAGGCAGTGTTATCTTTATTCCTAAAAAAGAAACACTAGTAGCGTCTCTAGGAATATAACATGGCTGTTACACCAGCACCAGATTATACTAAAGTAGTAACCAGTGGCAGTGGATATCTTATTGCCGCAACCAATGACGGAAAAACCGTCAAGGTAACTGGCAATAGAAACTGGAGAAACAATAACCCGGGAAATTTAGAGTTTGGTGCGTTTGCCAGAGAAAATGGCGCAATTGGATCAGATGGTAGATTTGCTGTGTTTCCTACATATGCCGCGGGACGAGCTGCAAAAGAAAAATTATTGTTTGAAGGCTCTAGATACAAAGGCAAGACTATATCTGAAGCAATTACTATATATGCGCCGCCAACAGAAAATGATACATCATCCTATATTAGAAGTGTAAGTAGCGCAGTTGGAGTATCAAGTAACACTCCGCTAGCCACTCTTACTCCCGCTCAACGAGCAACAATGTTAGATGCCATGCAAAAGGTTGAGGGTTATAGAGCAGGCAAAGTGACATTAGTGAGTGCCGAAGATGGCAACGGCGGAGGTGGTGGCGCTAACCCACAACTAGGCCCACGGATACCTACTCCTGCCCCAGACGTACCACAAACTGAACCAGTTGCAGACCCATTTTATCGCGTGAATCCCGGAGCAACAGCGGCAACCAGCACAGATATTTCTAATCCGTTTCCTGGACAGCTTGATTTTACCAACCCGCTAGAAAACATACTTCATCAATATCCTAGTTATACCTATGGACTCAGTTTACATCTGTTAACAGCTGATGAATATAATGGATTAGTATCCGGGGAACTTATTAATTACAAACCGGTGCGAGTATTGATTGCCAGCGCCGGCAGATATAACACTGAGACAAACGGACCAATACCATCTACTCCTGATGGTGTGTTTAATAGAAGTCCCTATTTCAGCGACGACTTCTATTTTGAAAGTCTATCAATGAACACGGTAATTGGAGTCAATCAAACTAGCCGAAACACAAACGCCATAGAATTTAATTTTACTATATTAGAACCCTATGGCATGACATTGATCAATAGACTATTAGATCAGGCCAATGACCCCGAAGTCAATTGCAGTAACTATCTAGACATGGTATATCTGTTACAAATTGACTTTTTTGCCAGTGACGACTCGGGTGTGATTGTGGGACCAATTCCTGATACAACTAAACGTGTACCAATTAAAATAACACAAATGAATATTAAAGCAGGTGTACGTGGATCAGAGTATCAGATTAATGCAGTACCGTATAATCACACAGCCTACGAACAAACTGTTGTAGGAACTCCTGCTAACTTTGAAATTGCAGCTAGCACAGTAGGAGAATTTTTATCAACGGGTACTGCGGAGGATGTAAGCTTTGCAGGTGCACTGAATACTTGGAGCAGAGGTCTCGCTAAAAATAATAAAATACGATCTGCTGATGTATATAGCTTTGATGTACACCCTACCATTGCTGGAGCAACATTTGCCGCATCAGGATCAATATCTAATCGTGACACACCAATGGCATCTGCCGCTAATGCCAATAGTATTCGTTTAGGTAATGTAGGCAACAGCACCAAGTCGTTTAACACATCTAAACGTAATTTCAGTATTAGTGCAGGTACCAGTATAGACAAAGTGATAGATTATGTCATACGTAATAGTTCGTATATACAAGATCAGGTGGTTATTCCTGATGGCGTGGACACCATAACGTACCTTGAGGAGAAAGCTAAGTTTGCTAACAAACCTTTGAATTGGTATAAAATTATACCAACAATACAGTTAGGTGACTACGACCCGGTTCGTAAAATTTACAGCAAAAATATAACCTACTCGGTAATACCATACGTGATTTATAATGCAAAATCTGATGTAGCACCGCAGGGTAAAATTGACAATTTTGTAAAACAGTACAATTATATCTATACCGGCGAAAACTCTGACGTACTAGATTTTAATATTGAATTTAACACGTTATATTACACCGCGCAGACTGCATATAGAAGTGCGCTGGCAAACATTTATAGAGTGCCCGATGGCAAACAATCTGCATCCACTTCTAAAAACTCTGACTCGTATCAAGGTGCAGCACAGAGCACCAACAGTGTGTTGCCAATGGTGGTTAAACCACAGGTATTCAATGCTAAAAGTCGTGCCACCGGCGGTGTTGTTTCTGCTAAAAATGTAGCAGTAGCTGATTTAGAAGACAGTTTAATGACCTTAAGTTCCGCTGACATGCTAAATGTACAGTTAAAAATAATAGGTGATCCACAATTCATTAAACAAGATGACTGTTTTTATAGTCCACTAAACGATCAGGTATCGTTTGACCCTCGTTTAACAGTAAACAACAGTATTCGCACAGACTATAGTGAAATTTATGTGTTACTAACATTTAAAACGCCAGTGGACATCGATGAAAGCACCGGTATGATTTTGTACAGCGGCAACTATAGAACCAGTGTATTTTCGGGCATATACAAAGTACTCACAGTATCAAGCGAATTTAGATCTGGGCAGTTTACACAAACTCTGGATTTAATCAGGTTACCATACCAGGCTGATTACGATTATGTAGTTCCTCCTAGACCAGCAGTAGATGAACGTGCCACTGACATACAACCACGTAATATAAGTTCTGGAGTTATTAGTGCTCCAGTAGTTAACGTTGGTGCTCCTGTGGCATTACCTGATTCAGATAAGGCACAAATTTTTAACAATACTGGTGCGGCAGAAGCAGTTGGACTATTAGGCACAACGCGAACACGCCTACAGCAACAGCTGGCTAACATTAATAATATAGCACCAACTCGACTAATTGGAAGATAAACAATGGCTATCGATAGTAGAATAGGAACCAAAGTTAATAAGAATTTACAAGCAGGACAGGCGTCAGCTACCAGTTTGAATCCTTATCCTTACATTGGTATTGTTAAAAATAATTTAGATCCAACCCGTTGCGGCAGAGTGCAGGTGTTTATACCAGAACTAGGCGGAGACTCTGACGACCAGACAAACTGGAGAACAGTCAGTTATGCTAGTCCCTACATGGGATACACCAGCACAGAAATAACTCAAGGCGACATCCCAGACACGCTGAATAGTTTTGGGCACGTGAGTCACACATACGGTATGTGGGCAGTGCCACCTGACATTGGTGTTGAGGTTCTAGTAATATTTGTAGCAGGTGATCCAATGCGCGGATACTGGATAGCCTGTGTAAACAGTAACCTAAGTAGATATATGCTACCGGGATTGGCTAGCAGTAGTGCCATTGACACCAGCGGTGCTAATACAGCAACACTAAACAGCTATGTCAGCGGTAATGCTGCACCAGTGGTGGAATTTAACGAAAACAGAGCAGAAAATCAAACTAATCCAAATTTTTATAATATAAACAAACCTATACACGAGACTCAGTATGCAATTTTAAAATACCAAGGCCTTGAACAAGATAATGTCAGGGGAACCATAACAAGCAGCAGTCAACGCGAAACTCCTAGTCATGTGTTTGGTATCAGCACCCCAGGGAGACCAACAAATGATCCTGCCGATGATGTCACATACGTAGAAAGATTAACCGCTGGTCTAATCACAGAAGACTATTACAGAGTTAAAAGTCGTAAAGGTGGGCATACCTTTGTCATGGATGATGGTTCTACGCTGGGCAATGATCAGTTGGTTAGACTGCGTACTGCCGCAGGGCATCAAATAATGATGCACGACACTGAACAAATTCTTTATATCAGTCATGCCCGAGGTACAAGTTGGATTGAAATGTCAGCAGACGGTAGTATTAATATCTACAGTAAAGAAGGCTTCAATCTGCGCAGCGAAGGTAATGTTAATATTCACAGCGACAAAAATATTAACTTAAATGCTGGCGGCAACATCTATATGAATAAAACCGCAAACACCCATGCCACAGTGAATAGTTTCTCTGATGCAGAATATGATGCTAATGTGGGTGTATGGACTAGTAATGCCAATGTTATTAGCTCTATAGTCACTGTGGCGCCTTCACACGAGCCATATAATAGGGTATAAATATAAACATGACTACATATAAAGGTTTCAGCACAATCGGACGAACGAAAAAATTTCGTTTAACTGATCAAGAATTAATTAAACAAGATATTGTTAACCACTTCCATATTCGCAAGGGCGAGAAGCTCATGCGTCCAGGATTTGGAACAATTATTTGGAACGTTCTGCACGAGCCTTTTACAGACGATTTAAAAAATCTAATTCAATCAGATATTAAAGCTATTGCAAGCTATGATCCACGAGTGAGTTTTGACAATATCATAGTAACAGAGTTTGATCAAGGTATACAAATTCAGCTGACTTTGCGTTATTTGCAGTCTAACCAAGTGGATAACATGAGTTTGAGATTTGACAGTCAAAGCAATAATTTATCAGTTTTATAATTAACTACGTACATAATTTCATGCGATAAATACTGTATAACAGGAATACAGTATGGCAACCACTACAAGACAAACCAGTTTATTAGTTGCAGAAGATTGGACCAAGCTCTATCAAACTTTTCGAAACGCAGACTTTAAAAGCTATGACTTTGAAACTTTGCGCAAGAGTATGGTGGATTATCTTCGCACTTACTATCCAGAAGACTTCAACGACTTTATCGAATCAAGCGAATTTATTGCCTTAATCGATCTTATTGCTTTCTTGGGTCAAAGCCTGGCTTTCCGCGGTGACTTAAACGCTCGTGAAAACTTTATCGACACAGCACAACGTCGTGACAGTGTGTTAAAACTAGCACGTCTTATCAGCTACAATCCTAAACGTCACATTAACTCGCAGGGCTTCTTAAAATTTGATAGTGTTAGTACAACTGAAACAGTATACGATAGTTCAGGGATCAATCTAAGTGGACTAGTTATTAATTGGGCAGACAGCGGCAATGATAATTGGCAAGAACAATTTACTGCCATTATTAATGCATCGCTTTTGGCTAATCAAACTATAAGTAAACCAAGCAACAGTCAGAACATCAATGGTATTGCCACTAGCGAATACCAAATTAACTTAGCCAGCAGTGTTATTCCTACATATGGATTTAATGTTAATCTAGAAGGAAGTAGAACACCATTTGAAATGGTTAGTCCTACCAGTGCAGGAAAAACTTTTATTTACGAAGTAGCACCTACACCAAATCAACCATTTAATATTTTATATAAATCTGACAGTCTTGGTAATTTTAGTGTAAACACCGGATTCTTTTTATACTTCAAACAAGGTACATTGGCCAGTGTTGATGTTAACTTTTTAGAAAGTCTACCAAACCGAGTTTACAGCATAAATGTTGACAACATCAATAACAACGATGTATGGCTATACAGCCTGGATAATGAAGGCAATCCTGACCAACTTTGGACCCAGGTGCCAGCAGTGAACGCAACAAATGTTATCTATACTGCTGCTCAAGGTGCCACCGAATCTAGAAACATGTACCAAGTAGTCACACGTGCCAATGATCAAATTGATTTAGTCTTTGGTGACGGCGCATTTAACAATATTCCACAGGGCAACTTCCGAATTTACTATCGCGTATCAAACGGATTGAGTTATAAGATTACACCTAGCGAAATGCAAGGCATTATTATGCCTATTAATTACGTTAGTCGAACAGGCCGTATTGAAACATTGACTATTCGTGCAAGCCTGCGCTACACCGTGGCAAATGCAGTGGCAAGAGAAACTGTGGAAGAAATTCGTCAAAAGGCCCCACAGCAATATTATACACAAAATCGCATGGTGACTGGTGAAGATTACAACATTTTACCTTACACTCTTTTCAGTGACGTTTTAAAAGCCAAGGCAGTTAATCGTACCAGTTCAGGTGTAAGTCGCTATCTAGACGTTATTGATACCACAGGCAAATATTCATCAACAAATATTTTCTGTCAGGATGGATTATTATATAGAGATCCATTTGTGAATTCATTTACGTTTGACTATATAACCACTAACGACATTCTTAAAGTTATTAATAACAGTGTGAAACCCATTGCAGGTGACCAAGAAACCTTGCAATACTTTTACGCAAACTATCCGTTGATCAGTTTAACTGATATTTACTGGAACTTTAGCACAGCCATTAACAACGGTAGCACTGGATATTTTGTTAATTCAGCAGAATCTATATTGCAAATAGGATCAATAGTTGCAAGTGCTAACAAATATATAGTGCAAGGCGCTATCATACGATTCAGTGCAGGTACCGGTAACTATTTTGATGCACAAAATCGTGTACAGGTTGGAACTCCAAGACAACCAGGAGACAAATATTACATATATGCTGCCATTGAGAAAGTAGTAGGTGATGGAACAAATGGCGGGCGGGGTAACCTAAGTAACGGGCAAGGGCCGGTTACTATTAATCAAGTAGTACCCGACGGCGCAATAGCAGATCGAGTGTTTGCTGTTTTTAACAACGAGTTTTCAACAGCGTTAGTTCAATCAATGATCAGCAAAATACAGGCGTACGAAGACTTTGGACTAAGATATGACGTGGACACAGTTAGCTGGAAATTAATTCAAGGCGTAGACTTAAGCACAGGTGAGTTTGATTTAGGAGCCGCAGGCAATACATCTAGTGGAAACATAGACAGCAGCTGGCTCATAAGATTCCAAACTCTAGGGCAAACTTATACAGTATTTTATCGCGGTCTGAATTATGTTTTTGAAAGTGTTGCAGAAACTAATTTTTATTTTGATGACACCGTTAAGGTATTTGACCCTAAAACAGGTGTGACAATCAATGACCAAGTTAAGGTGCTGAAAGTTAACAGTAGTCCAGACAGCAACGAACAGCTAGCACTAGACTATACTTGGTACATATATAAAAACATTATTGAAGTTGACGGGTACGAAAATCCAAATAAAATTTTAGTAACCTTCCCTGACTCAGACTATGATGGAATACCAGACAATCCAGAGTTGTTTGAATTGATTGTAGCACCAAGCGTTAACACAGA